TTAGGCTGAGTGACTTTCCTGCAGCCGCTTCCACTCCCGCTCCACTGCCCGCTTCGCCGTCGCCTTCGTGGCATACAGATGCCGCAGCCGCCGCGGCTTACTCTGGTCGCCCTCGCTGAGGGTATGCTCCTTGCCGGTCTTGGGATCGCGGTAGTAGGCGATGATGCCGGTGAAGTCGCTCTGGATCTCGTCGACCAGGTCGGCGACCAGGTCCTCCGGCAGCTTGGCTTCCAGCTCCAGGCGCGTGGTGTAGCCGCCGTTGGCCGTGAGACTGTGCTGGACGTTCCCCCCGTACCAGATGATGGCGTCGATCTCGGCCTTCACGCCCTGGAGGGTGTAGGTGAGTTCGGGCATGAGCTCCGGGCGGCCGAGCGCGAGCTGGTAGGTGAGGGTGGCAGTACCGCGCTGCAGGCGGTTCCACTCGGCCCGGGCGGCGCGCAGCGCGGAGAGCTGGTCGGTGTAGGTGTGGCGCAGGTCCTTCACGTTCTCGCCGCCACCGGCAATGGCCTCCTGTTTCTTGGCGCTGTTGACGTCGTAGTAGAAGGCACGCACGGCGTCGTAGCTCTCGCGATCGGCCTGGAGGTAGTTGTGCTGGTCGCCGTCCTTGCGAGTGAGGGTGACGTGGCCCAGGTCGGCGCCGCTCACGGCCTTGCCGCCGCCGGCCGGGAGGAACAGCAGCCGGCCAGCCTTCACGGTGGCCACCGCGTCGTAGTCCTCGCCCAGGCGGGTCAGGAGGTTGGCGTCCGATTCGCCGGTCTGGTCCAGCTGCAGGACGGGCTGCGCCTCAAGGTCGGGCGCGATGAGCGGGGTGAGGCCCTGGCGTGCGGCCAGGACGCGCAGCACGGCGCCGAGGGTGGTGGCGCTGTAGCTCTGGTCCCGCTTGGTCTTGAGGCCCTTGCGCAGGTCGGCGCTGCGGGCGCGGATGCTGAGCACATCTGGGGCGCCGCTGTGCTCGGTCTCGTCGACGATGTAGCTGCCCTTGTCGATCAGGCCGGTGGTGGACCAGCCCAGCCAGAGGCGGATTTTGGCGCCCCGGGGCGGGATGGCCAGCAGGCCGTCATGGTCGGACAGCACCAGGCTCAACTGGTCGGCCTCGAGGCCGCGGTTGTCCGTTAGATCCAGGCTGATCAGCCGCGGCGCGATGAGGGCGCTGATGTCCTTGCCGTCGACCAGGATCTGGTAGCGCGCCTGGGCATAGGTGGCGCCCTGCACCAGGTCGCGGCCGAGGGTGCGCAGCTGTCCGTAGGCGGTGTCGAGCAGCTCCTGGATCACAACAGTTTCCTCAGCAGGGTGCCCATGCCGGCCATGCCGGCGCCGAGCAGCTCGCGGCCGGTGTCGTCGTCGACGCGCTTGAGGGCGATGCTGAATTCGATGCGTCGCGGGGTGCCGTCCGAGAAGAAGAGCGTCTTGGTCTCCGTGATGCTCTCGATGACCCAGAGGCCATAGATCCGCCCGCTGCCCTCGATCAGCGGCCATGCGCCGCCGGTACCGGCCATGTAGCGCAGCACGTCCAGGCTGCTGGGCGTGCCTGCAAGCTCCGGGGCGAGCCAGCCGGGCAGGGTGATGCTGTCGTCGCCCTTGCCCAGAAATTGGCGCGCCGGCGCGGCGCCCACGCGGGAGCTGCTGGCGTGGCGGTAGTCGGTCTGCCGCTGGAGCTCCTGGTAGGCGAGGGTGTAGAGGCTGAAGATGAAATTGCCGAGGGCCATCATCATGGTCGTCAGGTCCTGTCTCTGAGGCTGCTGCGGCCGCGGGCGGCTTTCTCTGCCTGCAGGCGGGCCAGCTCGGCACGGACCTGACGGGCGATGGCCTGCAGATCCTGCGCAGGAGCGGCGTGGATATGGATTTCGTAATGGTCACCTGCTGCGGGCGCTGGAGGCGGCGCTGGCAGCAACGCGGGCCGGCTATCGAAGGCGATCGGCTCGCGCTCTGGCTGCTGCAGCGTGGCCTGGCGTACCGCATCGATCTGCGTTCCCTGCGGTGATGTGTCCTTGGCGATCGCCGGGACAGCGGCTGCTGCCGACTGCAGGATGGCTTGGCGTACTGACTCGATTTGCCGCTGGAGCGGTATGGTGTCGCCGGCCGGCTGGGCCAGCGCGATGGTTGCCGGCTGCTGGGTGACTTGGCGTACCGCCTCCATCTGTTGCTGCTGGGCAGATGGCAGTGGCTGGGCGGCTGCCATCTGCGGAGCACTGCCGAGGGCAAGCGCCGCCGTTGCCGTAGCTGCAATACGCTTGGCAGTGTCGGCAATCTGGCCCAAAGGGCTGCCTTCGCCTTTGCCCATGCCGACCGCCAGGCCCTGCATGGTGTATTCGCCTAGGGCGGCGAAGACGCGGGAGGGCGAGTGGATGTCCAGCTTCTCCTTGAAGAAGTTGATCGCACTCTGGCCGGCGCCCATCACGGCATCTTTCACCGCGCCCAGGCGGCCGGTGATGCCGCGGACGAGGCCGTCCATGATCATGCCGCCCAGTTCGGTGAATTTGGCCGGGAGGTCGAAGCCGAAATAATTCAGCACGGCAGCGAAGGCCTGGTAGAAGAGCCCGACCGGCGAGAAGTCGAGGATCTGGCGGGCGATGCCGCCGATCCCACCGCTGACGCCCGCTGTGAGGCCATCGAGCAGTACGGCGCCGAGCTCGGTCAGCCGGGTGGGAAGCTCCAGGCCGAAGTAATTCAGCACGGCGGCGAAGGCCCGGTAGAAGAGGCCGATCGGCGAGAAGTCCAGGATTAGCCCAGCGATGCCAGCAATACCACCCGTGGCCCGTGCCTTCATTTCCGCCCATACCCCTGCGAACCACGGACCGATTGTTTTCCAATTGGCGTAGATCAGGGCGCCGGCGGTGACCAGTCCGAACAGGACAGCGCCAATGGGGTTGGCGATCGCTGCCGCACCGATCATGCGAAGGCCAGCCGCTACCAGGGGGAAAGCGCCCTTGCCGAGCTTAAAGAGCAGGCCCAGCAGGCTGGGCAGGCGGATGCCGACCTGAGCAAGCATGAAGCGCAGTGCGAGGAAGGGGCCGAGCACTCCGGCTACGCCCAGGGCGATGGTACCGAAGGCGATCGAAACGGCAGACAGCACCGCGGCCACCTTGACCAGGTTGCCGGCCAGGACTGGATTCTCCCGGGCCCAGGCGCCGGTTTTGCCGGCGAGGCCACCCAGCCAGGTGATGATTTCTTTGAGCTGGGGCGCAACGGCGGCGCCGAAGTCGGCCTGGGCGTTGGTGAAGGCGCCAGTCGCGGCCTCCCAGGTGTTGGAAAGGGTGCCCAGCTGCTCGTTGACGCGCATCTGCAGGTCGGCCTGGGCCTTCATCTTGCTTTGGACTTCCTGGTAGCCGGCCAGGCCCTTGGACATCATGGTGTTGAGCGCGGTGAGTGTCTCCGAGTCATCGCCGAAGACCTGTTTCAGCACGCCCAGGCGGGTCTCGGTGTTGAGCCCCTTGAGCTTGTCCAGTTGGGCGTAGAGCTTCTCCATGCCGCCGAATTCGCCCTTGCCGTCGGTGAAGTCCAGCTTGATGCCCTTGTCCTTTAGGCCCTTGTTGGCCTTGCCGACTTTGTCGGTGTCCATGCCCATCTGGAAGATCTTGCGCAGGGCGTTGCCGGCGGCGCCGCCCTCCATGCCGGTCTGGTCGAGCTGGATCAGCAAGGGGGCCAGGGCGTTGGCTGCCTCAAGGCCTTCCTTTTTGATGATGTCCAGCGCCGGGCTGATCTTGCTGAAGCCTTCCAGCATGTTGTTGGAGTCGACGCCTAGGTAGAAGCCGCGCTGGATGGTGTCCATCAGGCCCATGAGGTCCTTCTCGCTGGTGCGGGTGGCGTCCTGCATCTTGGCGGCGAACTCGGCCGCCTCGGTGACGGGCATCTTGAGCTGGACGCCCAGGTAGGCCGCAGCCTCGCCCATGCCGCCGAGGATGATCTTGGCCGACATCCCTTGGCGCACCAGCATGGTCATCATTTCCTGGAACTCAGCGGTGGTACCGGGCAGGCGATCGCCCAGGCGCGTCGCCAGGTCGGAGATCTCCTTAAATTCCTTGGGGGCGGTGCCGTCGCTCAGCATCAGCGAGGCGCGTAGCTGGGTGGCGGCGTCCTCGGCCGGTGCGAAGGCCTTGATCATGCCCAGCACCGGGCCACCGATCGCGGCGCCGGTAGCGGCGGAGCTGGCCCCGGCCATGGCGGCATTGCCGGCCAGCTCCTGGCCGCGCTTGAGTTTGCCGCGGGCACTGGCCAGCTTCTCCTGGGTGCGATTGAGGCGGTCAAGCTTGCCCCGCTGGGTGTCGATCGCGGCATTGGCGCTGGTGAGTTGCGCCTGCAGCCGAGCCTGGGCGCCGCCGAGGTCGCGGGTATCGACGCCACTGGCGCGCATGATTGGCAGCAGACGCTGCAGCTCGGCGCGCTGGGCGGTGTGCTTGGCCTGCAGCTTGTCGACGGCAGCGGCCGCATTGGCGAAGATCTTCTGGAAGGTGGCGGACGGGGCGTCCATGGCCTTGAGCTGCTCGCGGTAGGAGCGGAGTCTTTCCTGGCCCTTGGCTAGGGCCTCGGCGCTCTGGCGCACGGCCTCGCGTTGGCGCTGGTAGGCACTGATATCCTGCTGCTGCTGGTTCAGCTCCTTGACCCGGTCCCGGGCAGCCTTGAGCGCCCGGGCGGTCGCGTTGCCGCCCCCGGCGATCCGTTTGAGTGGAGCCGTGACCTTGTCCAGGGCGGACAGGAGGACGCGGATCTGCAGGTCATTGGCCATCGGGGGCAACTCGTTTGCGGGCGCGCTCGCGCCAGTCCATCAGTTCGGCCAGGCCCAACTGGTCGAGCTGGGCTGGTTGCCAGTGGAAGGTGATGGCGAGATCCGCCATCGCTTCCTCTACGCGGACGGGGAGAGCTCCGCCCTGACCGACTTCTTGAGCAAAAAACCAGCGATCTTCCCGCCGACGTCGACCAGGTCGGCCGGATCCATGGAGCGGACTTCGGCTTCGGTCAGGCTGGGGATGCTGATGCGCGGGGTCACGCGCATGATCGCGGCGACGTCCAGCTGCAGCAGTTCGGCCAGGGAAACGCCGCGCAGCTCGCCGGCGTTAGGTTTGCGCAGGGTGATCTGGTCAATGGTGGTCTCGCCGCGCGTGATGGGTTGATCGAGGACGACGACGTTGTCTTGGGCGGTATCGCTCATGGTGGTACTCCAGGTAATGGGCTAGGACTGGCCCGCCGCAGCGGGCCGGAAAATGGGAGGGATCAGATGCCGAGGGCAGCGCGCTGCTTGGCCAGGCGGTCTTCACCGCCGACGTTCTCGACGAAGTTGAGGAGGTCGATCTCGATCACGGTCGCGCCTGCCACGATCAGCTTGTAGTAGCTGCAGGTGGTGGTGATCTTGTGCTCGGTGTCCTCGCCCGGAGTGGCCTCGCCCATCTCGATGGTTTCGTGGCGGCCGCGGACCACGACCTCGACGGCGGTGTCCTCGCCGGTGTCGTCCTGCTGGTAGGTACCGGTGAAGCGCAGGGGTACGGCTGCGGCGCCCACGGCGCCGAATTGCTTTAGGGCGGTGAGGTCCAGGCCGCCCAGGGTCCACTCCAGCTGAATGCCGTCGTCGGAGAAACCCAGGTCTGCCTTGACCGGGCCGTTCATGCCGGCGCCGCGGAAGGCTTCCATCTTGCGGCCGAGGGGCGGCAGGGTGCAGGACTTGGCGACGCCCAGGTAGGAGTAGCCGTCGTTGAAAAGCATCATGTTCTTGAGTTTGCGGGGCATAGCCATAAGGGCAGCTCTCCAGAAGGCGCCCTAGGGGACGCCGGATGTTCAGGGTAGGGATCAGGCGTTGACGCGGCTGGCGAAGTCGACCAGGAAGCGGTCGGTGATGCGCTGGCGCAGGGTCAGGTCTTCCAGCGGCGGGACCGGGGTGTAGTCGTAGTCCAGAAAGAGCTTGCCGGCCTTGAGCGTCTCCTTCTCGTTGGCATCGGCGTCGTACCAGCACTCGCCGCCGAGCAGGTAGCCCTGGCGGGTCAGCTCGCGGAACTTGGCGTTGATGCCCTCGACGATGTCGCGCACCAGGCTCGGGTGCATGGGGCGGTCATTGGCCCAGAAATGCGCCTCGGCCATGGTGTCGGCCAGCACCTGGGCGGTGCGGGTGTAGTTCTCGAAGGCGAAAAGTGGATCCTCGCTGGTGGTGCGGGAGCCCCAGAAGCGATAGCCGTCGTGGTTGATTAGCGTGGTCACCTCGTTGCCGTTGAGGTAGTCGCTGTCCGTTGCGGTGTTTTGCAGATCCCAGAAGACGTCCTTGCTGATGCCGGTCACGCCATCCACGGCCACGTTGGACAGGGTTTTGTGCCAGCCGGTGCTCTGGTCCAGCTGGGCGCGCAGGCCCAGCGCCCGGGCGGTAGCGTTGGCGGTCACAGTGGCGTTCTGGACGGTGGACCAGGCTAGGAAGTCCGGCCAATGGAGCATCAGCTCACGGGCGCCGAACTGGTTGCGGTAGGCGACGGCCTCTTCCTTGGTGGCGCAGCCGTTGCAGCTCGCGTATACGAAGCCGCGCAGCTGCTTGGCGATGGCCACCATGGCGGTGGTGACGGCCTGGGTGTCGAGCCCGGGCACGCCCAGGATGCGCGGCGTGATGCCCAGCTGGGCCTTGGCCGCGAGCAGCGCCTTCATGCCGGTGTAACGGCCATTGGCGACGCCGCCGATGATGTTGCTCTGCAGCTCGGCCGCGTTGGCGCCATCGGCCACGCGGACCACGACGGTGACGGGCTTGGACTGGTCGGCGATCGCCTGCAGCGACTCGGCCAGGGTGCCCCTGGTGCCGGCTTTGCCGATAGCGCCCTGGACGTTGGTCAGCAGGACGGGATTGTTGAGTGGGAAAGCGGTGGCATCGGCATCGCTGCCGGTGCAGACCACGCCGATGACGGCGGTGGAGACGGTGGAAATGGAGCGGGTGCCCTGATTGATCTCGAGGACACGCACGCCGTGATGGTAGTCAGCCATGAGGGGTTGCCTGCGCAGGTGGGTAGGTGACGCTGCACAGGCTGGCGGATCCGCGCGCGCGGGTCGCGGGGCGGGGTTTGTAGGGGCGGGAGCTACAAAATCACGCGATGTGGCTCTGCATGGTGGGCGGAAAACGCTTCTGCATCGCCTGTCAGGCGTGAGACCGGCGTCGTTTCGCCAGCCTTACTGATCGGCGCTTATTTCGCCATAAGCGGGGTACGTCGCGAAGCGGAGCAGTGCCGATCCGGAAGGACCAGTATGCCCAGCCAGTGGTGGTCATCAGCCCGCGGCGTTGTTTGTGCTCCTCGAGTAGAACCAGCTCCTTGATGAATCTGTAAAAGCCCGCATCGCTGAGATAGTCGTCGTTGGCGCGCTCGACCACTCGATGCCCTAACCCGGTCACCATATCGAGAATGCACGCGGCAGGCAGGATGCACGCGGCTATCGGCACCACGATGATTTGGAACAATGCCGAGTAGGCGGAGGAAAAATCCGACCAGAGCGTTGGAAGCGCAGGGTAAAAGGTTTCCTTGTCGATAAGGGCCACGACCACAGCCGCTATCACGGCGAGAAGCCCACCGAGATACGTCGCGAAATTACCTGCACTCGGTAGGCTGAAAAAGTGACGGGTGCGAAGGGTTGCCGGACTACCAGCGCGTCGCTCCAGTGACTGACGCCACTCCCATTGTTCGATGAGCTCTCTGGCCAGCTCGACAAAGTCTTCCCGGCCAGCAAAGTGCTCGGAAATCATTCGCCGCTTCGCTCGATCCGTTGCCGACATTGCCTGCCGGATGCCCAAGATTCTCTTACCTGGGTGATTGCGGGCGAAGCGACGTCGGTCAACCTCTATCAGGATCTGGGCGAGGCCTAGCAGCATTGGCATCTCCCAGAAGAGGGTCCAGTAGGAGAGATTCGCGTAGGTCGGAAGCTGCAGGTAGACGTGGTGGTAGAAGAAAAGCGCTATCGAAAGGATGACAAGCAACATCGATAAGGCGAAGAGAATGAAGATTCGCGATCCCCAAACGAAGCTGGGTATTAGGCGAAATTCGCGTCTGAAATTCTTGGCGTGGTGGGCAACGGTGCGCATTCTTGGCTTCCCTGCTAGCAGAGCACTGAAGATAGGCCAGGGCTTGCGCCTATCACCAGCTGCCCACAACCCTGCGCTGGCATAACCGCGACAGCCGGCGTTATCTATGTATTTGCTGCCAGATAGCCAGACGTTGCGTCCGGATCCGGGCTTGCCGGCCAGTCGCCTTCGGCCGGAACGGCGCCGATGGTGTCAACGCGATTGAGCAGCACCCGGTAGGTCTTCCAGGACTTGAGCGCCTTGGTCTCGGCCTCCGTGGCGATCTCCAGATCCACGGCATCCTGCAGGGCGTTGACCTGGTTGCTGGCGTACTGCAGCAGCAGGGCGCGCTTGCGGGTAGCCAGGGCCTTGGCCGTGGCCAGTTGCGCGGCTTCGTCCAGCTGCCAGTGGTCGTCCTGCCAGGTGTCGAATTCGCTCAGGGGCGCCACCAGGGTGTAATCGCTGGGCAGTGGGCCCAGCAGCGTCCACTGGTGGGGCTCACCGCTGCCGGTGTGGTAGACAGTGGCACCGCGGTGGTCCTCGACCTCGATCCAGGCCCCATCACGGCGCACCAGGACCAGGCCGGCGCTCGGCTCGGGCGGGTTGTCCAGGGTGCTGTGGGCCGGGATGAGCCAGACATCCGGCTCCAGCGGGCTGGGATCCGCCGACGTTTTGCCCAGGAGCTCGCCGGACACCGAGTCGAAGGTGGCCACCTGGGGAGCCAGGCGGTCTTGCCACCAGGGAAGCGCAGTGGCCTGGGTGGGAAGGTCCAGGCTGACCAGCAGGTTTTCAGAGTCGGTAACTGTCATGGGGGCGATCCTCAATACTTGATGCAGGCCAGCAGCGCGATGTTGCGCGGGCGGGATTCGGTACCGCCGCTGAAGTTGACGGTGATGGTGTGGGTGTGATCGCCCGCAGTGCTGGTGCCCTGACTGGCTTCACCGGAGTAATAGGCCTCATCGCCATACACCGCATTACCAGCGCCTTCAGGCGCGCGGTCCTGCTTGAACGACATGGTGTGCTGGTGAGCACCGGAATACGCCGCGGTAGCAGAGTGGGTGTGGTTCAGGTTCTGGCTGGCCTGGCTGCTATTCAGGACCCGACCACCATCGACGCCGCGCCCATCGTCCCAGGCGCGCAGGAACTCACCACGCAGGTCCGGCAGGTTGAACGTGGTGGAGCCATCCCCTGCGCCGAAGTTGGTACCGATCACGGCAAACAGCGCGGCGTAGGTGGAGCGCGATACCGCTGCGCCGTTGGCTTTGAGGAAGCCGGCCGGTGCCGAGCTGTTGGGGAAGAAGACGATCTCGGCGGTGCGTGTGCCGGTGGCGTCCTGAACGAAGGCAGTATTGGCGCCATCGTTGCTGTTATCGCCGCGAGCCTTGGTCGGCATTTCGATGCCGTTACCCACTACGACCTTGCCGGTATCGAGCTTGACCGACAGCGGGCGGAGCGAGTTGTAGCCGCCATACGGATCGCCCGAAGCGGTGAGCATGAGCCATAGATAATTGCCGTCATTGCGCCAGAAGGTGCCGTAGTTGCCGGACACGATCCGATAGGCGTTCTGCGACAGCGACCGAACCTCACCGCCGGGGGTCACGCTCAGCAGGGACGGGTTCCACGTTGCCCCGTTGTCGCCGTTGTCCCACTCCAGAAACAGGTTGTTGCCGTCGGTCTTCCAGCGGGAGGACTTGGCGCCGCCGGTCCGATCCAGCATGGCCACGGTGGGCGCGTAGCTCATCACGGAGAGGCCACCAGTGCCGTCGCCGGCATCGCTCTGGACACACAGGCTGGCCCCGCTGGGATCGTTGGTCCAGCTGCTACCCGGCCGGATTCGCGTCTTGACCACGTACTCCAGCTGGTCTTGGTCATTGAGGCCGCCGAAGTAGGCGCGACGGTCTTCGGTTGCCGAGCCGCTGGGGGTGAAGAACCAGCGAGGCCTCCAGCCGCCCTTGCCGTCGTTGACGCCCTGATAGCACAGCGTGGTGATACCGACATAGTTGCGGTATTCCAGCGACAGGTTTCCAGCGGTCTCCAGGTTCTGCAGCGTGACCAGCTTCCAGCCATTGCCCGTCGTCGTGCCTTTCAGCACATGATCAGTCTGGTCCTGAAGGTCGGAAAACTTGCCGGTTCGGGCAACGTTGGCCAACTGGTCGGCGAACACGAATTCGCGCCATGCATACCAGCTCGCGTCGTGCCGCACCCGAACGAACGTCCGCCCACGACCGCCCGAGGCGCCGAAGACTTCGGTAGCCACCTGGGTCAAGCGAGCACCAGAGCCTGGCTGGCCGTGGGTGAAGACCTCGAACGCCACCCGGGCGGCATCCGCCGCGCCGGTCACAGGCCAGTTCAAGGCTGCGCCGGCGGTCACGGCGTCTTCGCACCGGATCATGCCTCCTACCGGTGCGTCGTTGAGGTTTATCGCGTTGTTCTGTACCGGCGCCGCGCCGGCCAGGCCGTAGGCCGCCATCACGGCCTGCACGAAGGCGGTGGTGGCGATCTGGGTGGTGTTGGTGGCGATGCCGGCCGTGGGCGCCTTGGGCGTACCGGTCAGGTTCGGCGACTCGCTGTTGGCCTTGAGCCCCAGCGCCGTGGCCATATCGGTGGCGTAGTTCGGGTTGTTGCCCAGGGCGGCCGCCAATTCGTTCAGCTGGTTGAGCGCTTCCGGCGAGCCATTGACCAGGGCAGCGATCGCGGCCTGGACGAAGGCCGTCGTGGCGATGCTGGTGTCATTGTCGCCGGCGGCCGGGGTCGGCGCGCGCGGATCACCCGTCAGTACCGGCGAGTTGAGCGGCGCCTTGCTGTCGTCGGTGATGGCGATGTTTGCCGTTCCGTCGAAAGGCACGCCGTTGATGGTCCGGGCGGTGGCCAGCTTGGTGGCACTCGGTGCCTGGCCGGTGCTGTTGCCGGTACCGCCATTGGCCACGGCCGTAATGACCGCCCCGGCCGTGACGCGGCCCTTCTCGTCGACGGTGACGCTGCCGTAAGTGCCGGCTGCTACGCCAGTCTTGGCCAGGGTCACGGTGATGCTGGCGTTGGCCGAGCCGTCGAAGTTGGCTGAGCCGCCGGCATCACCCGTCAGGTTGATAGCCCGCGCGGTGGCCAGCTTGACGGCCACCGCAGCGCTGCGTGCTCCGCTGAGCAGGCCGTCAATTAGGCCTTTGAGGTACTTGGTGCGGTTGGCCAGCTGCTGGCCCTGGCGGTTGGAGAGCCCTTCGGGGCCGCCGACTACCGGATCGGTTTTCTCGATCTGGTAGACGCCATCCTCCCACTGCTCTTTATCGGTGAGGTTCGTCATCAAGCGACTCCGTAGGTGAAGGTCCCGTCGTAACGGAAGGTGCCGCTGTGATCGTTGAGCGCAGCGGTGAAGTTGAGGGCAATGAGCTCGCAGCGCGCCGGGGCGACGTCGGCGAGGGTTTGGCGGATCCGCGCGGCCTGGGCCACGCTGATGGGCTGGGTGACGTACACGCTGTACTTGGCCCAGTGCTCGTCATGGCCATAGAAGCGGTCGCCGTTGTAGGTGCGGCTGGCATCGTGGAGGCCGCCCGTGGCGCCCTCAATGAGGGTGAAGGCCTCGGAGCCGAGCAGGTTGGTCAGGGCGCGGCGGACGGCGCCGCGGGTGCCCTTGTGCCGGTGGACGGTGACGGAATCCGCAATGATCTGGCGCTTGGCGTCCTCGCCCCAGTTGACGTCCCAGTCGTCGACCGATACCGCCCAGGCCAGCCAGGGCAGCACCGCGGCCGGGCACTTCCAGGGGTTCCACAGATCGCGGATCGGCACCGGCAGCGCATCGAGGCCGGCGCCGCTGGCGGTGATCGCACGCTCCAGGGGCAGGCTGTTGGGTGGCAGCAGGACGCTACTCATCGGTGCCGCCCTGGGTCAGGGTGATGCCGGTGCAGTAGGCGGCCTGGTGCGGGGCGACCTCGAGGTCGGTGGCCGGGCTGGTCAGGATGACGTTCTGCACGCCGCTCTGATGCAGCGCGGCGAACAGGCCCGAGCGGGAGACGTCCTGGCCCATGGCGTGGCGCTCGGCCACGTAGGCCTGCGCCTTGGCCAGGGCCGCGGCTTGCACGACGGCCATATCCGGGCCGCTGTAGAAGATCAGGGTGGCCGCCACTTGGTAGGGCAGGATCTCGGCGGCGACCACTTCGACGGTGTCGCAGAGTGGCCGGACGTCTTCGTCGTTGAGCGCCGCGGTCACGGTGGCCAGCAGCGCGGCGCTCGGCGTGCCGTCGCCTTCGGTGCTCAGGACCACGACCCGCACGGTGCCCTGGATGGGACGCAGGATGGCCACGTCCTTGACCTTGGCCGAGGCGGACAGCGCGTGATAGCGGTAGGCGTTGCGCGGGCCGGCGGTGGTGAAGCCTTCCAGGGCGAGCTGGGTCCGGTACCGCAGGCGATCGTCCGTCTCATAGACGGCGGGGATGGCCGGGGTGACGCGGGTGTCGGCCGGCGTCACCAGCAGGCGCTGGACGCCGTACCAGGCAGCGACGTTCTCAAGGTCCGCGCCGGTGGCGTAGGCCAGCATCACCGCCTTGGCGCCGTCGTTGATGCGCTGGCGGAGGATGAGCTCGCGGTAGGTGTTCTCCTGGAGCAGCTTGTTCAGCGGCTGCGACTCCAGCTCCAGGCGCGCGGCGATGTTGGCCTGCTCGGCGGCCGGATACAGGCTGACCAGGCGGGCCTTGCGGGCGGCCAGCAGGGTCTCGAAGCCCAAGGACTCTACGACGTCGGGCAACGGCAGGAGGGAAAGGTCGATCATGCGAGGCCTCCAAAGACCAAGGGGGCGCGCAGGCTGACGGCGGCGTTGGTGACGGTGCTGTAGCCCTCCAGGTCGACGAAGGCCTGGCCCGGGGCGTCGCCCAGGGTGAGCGCGATGCGGGTGAGGTTGAGCCGCGGCTCCCAGCGCATGAGGGCAATCACGGCCACGGCCTTGGCCTGCAGCGCGGTGGCGTCGTTGAACGGCTGATCGATCAGGCTGAACAGGTCGCAGCCATAGGGGCGGCGCATCACGCGGGTGCCGATCGGGGTGGTGAGGATGTCGCCGACCGATTGCTGGAGCTCCTCGAGCTCGGTGATGGCGAGGCCCGTTGTGCGGCTCATCATGGCGTGGGCGCTCCGGTCTTCGCGTTGCCGGCCTGGACGCCCCCGTGCGGGTGCTTAACCAGGCTGATGCCGGCGGCGACGACGTCGCGGGTCACGGTCACCAGGCCGTCGATGTCGACGTCGCCCTGCAGCTTTAAACCTCCCGGGGCGACGATCTCGACACGTCCGCCGGCGGGCAGGGTGGCCAGCAGCTGGTGGGCTTCGCTGTCGTACTCGACGACGGCGCCGTCCGGGTAGGTGCGGCGGTGCAGGCCGGCGCGATCGCCGTTGGCAGGAATGAGGGCGCTGAACAGGCCGGTAATGGCGATGCCCTGGGCGGTCTGGCCGCTGGGGCTGAGGACCAAGACCTGCTCGCCCACCGTGGGCGGATCCCAGTCGCGCGAGGTGCCAGCGCGCAGTGCGGCCCAGGGCAGCCAGCCGGTCAGCAGCTCGCCGCTCTGAACCCGAACCCGGGCAGGGCGCTTGTCTGGGAGACTGCCATGGTTGACCTCGGCAATGGTGCCGAGGCGGATCAGGTTCTCAATGAGGCGGGAGAGGGCGGCGATATCGGTCATGCCGCGGAGGATGGCGACCGCGCGCGCGAGGTGCAGCTATCCTGTGATGTAGCATTGATTGCTACAAGAAAGGATAGTTAGGTGACTGAGGAGAAAGGTTATGCGTATTGCTATCTATTGCCGTGATTGCATTGCTGATGTAAAGACTAATTATATGCCCGCGTACATGGAGCTCCGCGATGACGGGGTTTACGAAACCACCTGCCCATTTGGCCATAAGTCGGTGCATATCTTACAGCCTCAACGGTTTGAGGTGCTTTCTGAGCTCGCTGTATCTGCTATCGTAGATGGTTACTATCGTGAGGCTGTAGCAAATTTCACTTCCAGTATGGAACGCTTTTTTGAATTTTTTATTAGGGTAAAGTTGAATTCGACAGGGGTTGCGAAGGAATCGGTAGAAAATTTTTGGAAGGAAATATCGTCTCAGTCTGAAAGGCAGTTAGGTGCTTTCCTTTCGGCTTACACTGATGCATTCGGCATGCCGCCGCAGTTGCTGCACAAAAAAAAGGTAGAGCTTCGTAATGCCGTAATACACAAGGGAAGGATTCCATCCAGGGACCAGGCAATTGAGTATGGTCAGGCTGTAATAGATGTTATGCGTCCGATAAAGTGGTGCATGAAAGATAGCTTTGAAGAAAGCGTGCAAACTTTAACTACTCAATATTTATACGAGTTAACTTCGAATCCCGATCTGCCGCGCACGACTACTTGGGTCAGTACCCTCTTCAGTTTAGTTGAAAGCCGGGATCAAGAAGTTACTTTGATCGAGGCTATTGCTAAACGGGTACAGCTATGAAATATGTATTTACCGGTGTTGTGAGGCCAGAGAGGGCTTCAATTTCCACCCCGAAGGTAACCAATATTCTAGATAGCGGTGAGGTGTTTAGCTTGCTGTGTCATGGTTCTCAATTCAAAGTAACGGTAGAAAGTGAAAAGCTAGATGGCTATTTTGCTGCCAAAATTCTTGCCCAGAATTTTGCTTCCACTGTGATCGTATCTTTGGGGTTTGCGCGTGGTATTAGCCTATCTGTTGAAATACTGCAATACACTGCAGAGGATGATGAGTTTTTTTTTGGTGCTGATCCTATAAGGCCAAGCGTCAGTGATTCTCTCGGTTACGAAAATGAATTAGCGGAGTTCGGTCGCGCTCTTGATCTTGCTTGCGCAGATGTATTCTTTAGATTCGCTCTTAGAGACTATTCGCAAGCACTGATAAATGAGACCGACTGCGCCACCTATTGTTATAGGGCGATAGAGAGTATTCGGTGCGCATTTGACTTTGAGACTGGGCGAGAAAAGAATTGGCGTGCGATGCATGATGCATTAGGCACTGACAGAGAAGAGATTCGCCTTAAGGTAAAGGAGTATTCTGATCCGGTAAGGCATGGTAACTGGCTTGGCGCGAAGGAAACTAATACTGAAATTAGGTGGAAAATGTTTGAATTGACTAGGGATGTATTAGGAAGGTATTTGACATATCGTGGTCGATGAAGTGACAGCGATATTCTGCCAAGAGATTTTAGAGGTTCAGTGCGTCTAGTACCATTTCTTCTAGGGCTTTGACGTCTCTCTCCATAAGGCCGAGGATCTGGCGGCGAGGATAGCGAACCTCAGGTGCCCCACGCTCGGCGCGGTCTTTCAGACCGTACTGGTGGACACGAGCAATGCGGGAGACGCGACCGGCGAAGCCGATCACCGCCTGTTGCGGCGTGCCCTTGGCCTTGAGGTATCGGGCCATCTTGAGCTTCTCGAACATGCGCCGCTTGATTCGGCCCTTCTTGCCACGCAGATCCCGCGGCTTGCGCGCCTCGAACGGTGAGCCATCCGGGTTCACCTGGGCGCGGATCCGCTGCTGCTGACCGCGGCGCAGCTGCTGGGCAGCCTTGCGAGCCAGTTGAGCCCGGCCGCGGCCATCGAGCTTCTGCAGCAGCGGCGAAAGCCAGGTCTCCAGCGCCTCGAGGTCAGCCACGGCTGCGGCCCGGATGTGGCGTTTCCAGGGCCAGAGCGTCACCGGTGGATCCGGATTGCCACTCGGCGAGCAGCTCACCGCCAGCGAAGACCTGCCAGGTGGCCGGCTCCTGGTACTCGGTGTATTTCGATTCTGGAACGTGGCTCAGCTGATAGGTGCCGTCTGGCTGGCTCTTGACGACCACGCGCTCGGTGAGGGGCAGGGTGATAGCTAGATCCACCTTGGAGTTGTCCAGGATGTCAGCCTCGAAGCCGATGCCCTGGGCGGACTTGTCCAGGTTGACCAGGAGCTCGGACTGGTTCGTCCGGACCCAGGCCAGCAGCGGCAGCATCACGGCGTCCGGGTGGCCGGCGAAGTCGGTCAGGATGATCTGCAGCTCGTAGCCGTATTCCCAGGACAGGCTGGCCGCGGCGGTGCAGCGCAGCTTGCCCTTGTCGATGAAGACCAGCAGCCGGTCCGGGCTGTGGCGCAGCTCAGGGACGGCGGCGAGCAAGTGAGCGCGCAGGCTCTCGGGCTTGTTCATGGCCGGGCCTGCTGGGCGTCATAGACCATATCGACCTGGGCGGCGCAGTCGGCCCAGGCAGCCTCCAGGGCTTCGCTGTCGTCCAGGAGCTCGCCGTTATTGCGCGGGGCGGTCGACGGCAGCTGGCAGCGCGTTACCACTGGACAGCCACTCACGGTAAGCCGTGGCTCCGGTGAGGACGGGCCGCTGGCGCAGCCGGCGAGCAGCAGCAGGCAGAGGCTGACCAGCCCAAGCCTTGAGTTCGGCGTTTTCATCTTCGAGCTCCTGGATCCGGCGCCGGCGAACATCGATCTCGCGGCGCAGGTTTTTCTGGGTGGTCTGCAGCTGGGCCTGGGCGGCCCGCTGCTGGGTGAGGGTGGCGGTGAGGTCGTCCCGCTCACCAATTAGCTGGGTGACCTGGTCCTCGGCGGCCTCGCGCTGCTGGTTGGCCTGGTCTATGCGCAGGCCCTGCGCATAGAGGGTCAGGCACAGCACGGCGATCGTCAGGGCCAGGGCGAGCGAGAAGAGCGCCTTCTCCTTCCAGCTGATCATTGGCGGTACCAGCCAGCGCGGTTCATCGCCGCCTGGTCCAGGTGCTCGAGCTCGCCGATCACCACGACAGCCCGCACGCCAGGCTTTGCGGTCTGGATGGCTTCGCAGAGGCGCTCGGCTTCCTCAAAGGACGCGCCGGCCGGCAGGATGAAGACCTCCCCATCCTGCGGATCCAGGCGCTGCACGTCGGTGACGGGTGTCATGCGGCGTCCTTAGCCGGGGCGGCAGCGCTGTAGCGGGTGAAAGCGCGCTCGAGCTTCACGTCGTAGAGGTTGCGGGCGTAGGCCGGGCCGTTGTAGCCGCGGGCGAAGTCTGCCCACTTGCCGGCCTTCAATGCCTTGAGCAGCGCGGGCTCCGCCTTGACAAGGCGGACGAAGGCGTCGAGCTGCTCGGCTTCGCTGGTCTGCATGCGGGTGACGAAGTCCTGGACGCTGGCATAGCCGAGGTTCTGCCAGTGGTAGCCCATGATCTGGAACAGGCCCCAGCTGCACGACTCCAGCGCGCAGGCCTCGTCGATCTGCCGGGCCGAGGTCAGGCGCTGCCACTCGGCCGCGCCGCCAGCGTAGCCGCCGGACTTCGGGTTGATCAGGCTCGGGTTGAGGGCTGCCAGGCGATCGGCCTCGGCCTGACCGTGGGCCTTGACCAGGCGCTGGTAGAAGACGTGGCGCTCGAACAGGATCACCACCTTGCCGTTGTCCAGGAAGCCTTCGCCCTTGGACTCGACCTCATTGACCGCCTGGACGGCCGCGATGGGGACGCCCAGGGTCTTGCCGGCGAGCTCGAGGTCGGCGTAGCCCAGGTGGAGCGGGTCGCGCTTGCCCAGCAGGGCGGCGAAGGTCTTGGGGCCAGCGATGCCATCGGCCACCAGTCCGACCGAGCGCTGGAAGGCTTCGACTGCTTGCTCGGTGTCTTCGTCGTAGGCGCCGTCCAGGTCGACGGTGAAGCCGGCCGCGGCCAGGGCTTTCTGCAGGTCGCGCACGGCGAGGCCGTGGGCGCCGATGAGCAGGATCTTGGGCTGGTTCATTGCGTTTCCACCTTGCGTTCGACGAAGCGTTTGGCCGCGGCGCGAGTGCCCTCGACGCCTAGCAGTCCGATGATTCCGCCCCAGAAGGGGCCGGTGCTGGCGGGGATGCCCAGCAGGGAAAGACCGTGGCTTGCGGCCAGGGCCAGGGCGCCGCAGAGCGGCGCTTCGAGCAGCACGCGCCGCAGGGTGCCGCCGCCGTAGGCGATGCGCAGGGCGGCAATGACGCCAGCTACCAGCCCGGCGTAGAGCGCAGGCCAGTTGTGTTCGAGCCAGGCGGCGAGCCAGGCCCAGGTGTCGGGACGGTCGGGCATAGGAGGTTTCTCGTGCATGGGGTCAGTCCCAGAGGTTCACCGGCTGCTGCGCAGCAATGCCGGCAGAAGCTTGGGCGGGGGCGCCTGGCAGGGTGATAGGTGTGCCGATTGGCAGGATGGGGCCGAGCTCGGCCAGGCCCGGGTTGGCTTCGAGCGCGGCCTCGGTGACGCCCTGGGTGCGGCCGTAGTGCCGCAGGCAGACCCGGTCCAGGGTGTCGCCTTGCTGGGCGCGCACGACGGTGGCCATCAGATGAGCTCCACGGTGGTCCGGGCCAGGCCCAGGAAGTCGCGGATGGCCCAGCGCTGATCACGCCGGTACTCGTCAATGGTGGGTGTCTGCGCCTCGGCGTCCTTGTCGCCCTTGGCGGTGCTGTCGTAGCTGCGGTACCGCTCGGCGACCTCGGCCGCGGTGCCGGCATCAATCGCACGCAGGTATAGGTGGGCGCGCTCGCTGACGCCGTCGACCTGGGGCCCGGGCACGGCGGCCAGGGTCGCGTAGCCGCGGGTGGACTGGGCGAAGCGGTAGCCGGCGAGCTCGCGGTTGACGCCGATGGCCGCGGCGATCACCGCGGCTTTCAACTTCTCCGTGCTGACGCTGCTATCGATCCGCAGCCGCGCGCGGACCTGGTCCAGATCGATCAGCGGCCAGAAGGGGTCGGACACCACCTGACCGCTGGCGACGGTGCCGCCTGCAACGAATCCGCTCATGGTGCTGCTCTCGAATGGGTCGCCGGTGGTCGGGGCTTCACGGTCCCAGGCAATGCCTGGCCGATCCGCCCCGAGCCGGCGGGGTTGCGGGGGACCGCTCGGTTAGCCGCCTGGGGCGGCATGTTTCTTGGCCAGGCGCTCGGCCCGTTCCAGGTCTTTCTTGCCGCCGCAGCGGTCGTGCAGGCCGATCGCCTTGCGCAACATCTCGATCGCCGAGACCAACTGGCCCGGACGACCTGGGCGATCCTCGTCGACGCCGGCCAGCTCAGCCCGGCCGATGGCCAGATAGAGCTTGGCGCGCGCCTCGTCGGGCATGTCGTGCTCATCGGTGAGTACGGCGGTGCGGACCAGGATGTCCAGGTCGAAGATCTGGCCGGCCTTCTGCGCCGCCAGTGCGCCTTCGGCGACTTCCTCGGCTATCAGGCAGCCCGGGGTGCGCTCGAAGCGATCGGGCATCAGCAGGCCGTGGCGCAGCACGTAGGCGGCGATGTCCAGGGCACCGGCGAACTCGCCGGCGTCGATGCGCCAGATCATCACCGTGACCAGCACCTCGTCCTGGGCGCCATTGCCGCCCTCGAGCACGCCGCTGACATAGTCCGCGTAGGCGCCGAGCAACTGCCGCTTGAGCTCGGCCTTGGCCTGGGTGGATTGCACTTGCTTGAGTCGCAGCCGGTCCTGCAGCAGCTGGGCCAGCTGCTGCTCATACACGGTGCGGCCCGCCATGCTATCGGCCGGCCCGGCGGCTGCGGCGGCGAGCGCCGCTGCAGCCGCCTGGAAGTGGCTTTTCGCGGGAGAGGAGGCCATGGCTTACACGCCCGTCACGATGTTTTCGATCAGGCAGCCGAAGCCGTAGTCCTCGACCACGTAGGCGTCGTTGCTCGACTCGTAGTTCTCGATGCGGTTCTTCTCCGGCGCCTCCTTGACGAAGCGGCGGCGGCCACCGGTTTGGTAGTACAGCGACAGGTTCTGCAGCGAGGTGATGAGCATCCCGTTGTCCGGGCAGTACGGCACCTCCACCGGCTGCAGGCCGCCCATGCGGCGCTGGGCCAGGATCACGTCGGTGGCCAGCTTCTCGGAGGCTGGCTGCTCCTTGTTCACCAGCGGGAAGTACTTGTCGTGCACCAGGTCGCGGCCGAGGATCACCACCAGGCCCGGATCCTTGCGGTACCAGGGGTCGATCAGGTTGCTGACCGCGTCGAAGACCAGGGCGTCCAGGTTGTTGTAGTCGGCGTCGCTGCCGGTACCAATGACGATCTTGCCTTCGGCCTTACCCGACTTCAGGACGCGCTGCGGTGCATTGCTGCGGTACTGCTGCAGCCAGCCGATGTTCACGTCCTGGAGCAGCGGGTTGGTGGCGCGGTTGGTGGTGGGCGCGGCGCTGGTGCCGTTGAAGCCGATCATCAGCCGGTCCAGGGCCTGCCGCTTCACGATGGCGTCACGCAGGCGAGACTGGAAGTCGGGGAATTTGGCCCAGGTATCCAACAGCTGGTAGGTGATGGCGGTGTCGAAATCGGTCTTCTTGCACTCGTACCCGCGATTGTCGAGCGCCTGCATCTCGCGGGGTTGGCGGGTGGCGGTGCCGCTGGTGTCGGTGCGGCCAGCGATGGTGCCAGAAACGCCCAGGCCGACCTTTTCGCCCATCAGCTCGTCAACGGGGATGACGTTGACCTTGCTCAAGAAGTCGCTGGACTCCTGGATGCGGGTTTCCAGCTTCTGCTGCACGGTGGGCGCTACGGCGAAGGTCGCCGCGGAGGAGGAAACGCCGGACAGCTTGGCGACCTGCTCCAGGTATTGGTTGAACAGCACACGGGTATCGTTACGCATGGATCTCTCCGGAAAGGTGAACGGCTGATCAGCAGTCGGTCAGGTTCTGGCCATCGCCGCCGGTGACCGGAGGGCGCTTGGGTTGGTTGGGGTCTTGCGTCTGGCTGAGCTGCAGCTGCAGGGCGGCGAAGTCGGTCTGTAGCTGCTGGTGCTTGCCGGCCAGGTCGGTGAGGGCGGCCTCGGCGCGGGTGAAGCGCTCGTCCTGCTCACGAACGTGCTCGGCCACGGCGGTGACCGCGGCGCCGAACTGGGCGAACTCGCCTTCGGTCTGCGCCTCCTTGCCCTTGAGCAGCTCCTGGACCTTGGCGAAGAGCAGGGCGCCCAGGCCGGGCTTGTCCTCGACCTCGTCGAAGGTGAGGGCGGTTTCCTCGGCCACGGTGAAGAGGTTGTCCGCGTGCAGCTTGCGGCTGGCATAGGGGTTGGCCGCCGGATTGGCTGCGGCGAAAGACAGCACGTCGGTACCCAGGCTCGCCGGGCTGTCGGTGATGCCCAGGCCGACCAAGTAGGCGGCGCCGGTGTCGGCGAACTTGGGCGAGATCTCGATCGAGGTGTAGATCTTCTGCTTGGCCTTGTTCATGGCCACCAGGTCGGCGGTGGGCTCGATCTGGGCGAACAGGGCCAGCTTCTTCTGGCCGTTGATCTCGACTTCCTCGGCCTTCACCGCCACCACGTCGCCGTAGGCCTTGAAGGGGCTGTCCGCCACGCTGCTGCGGATGTGCTCCATCCAGATGCGGGCGCCGTAGGTCTTGGGGTTGTAGCTGGCCGCGGCCTGCTCGATCCAGGCGCGCTCGATCTGGCGGCCATCGCTGGTGGCGCCCTCGACGGCGACACGGAAGAAGGGAGAGCGAAGTTTCGGGGTCTTGGGGTCGGCCATGCCGGGGATCCTCAAAGGCTTAGCGGGAGTGCTTGGGCGATGAGGGGCATGGTCGGGACGCGCGCGCGTCCCAGCAACGAGGGACCGTTGTAGCGGCGCGCTGTACAAATTCGCGCGCTATGGAGGAGGGAGCCGGGCCGGCAGTCTGGCGGCCATGAAAAGCCTACCTGAATCCAACTCCCTGCCTATCCTGTCCACCGACCTGCTGATGGACGTGCGCCGCCGCGCCAAGCATCTCTACTGGATGGGCTGGCGGGTGACAGAGATCGCCGTGGCGATCGAGGAGAAGGAAAAGACCGTCCACAGCTGGAAGGCCAGGGACGAGTGGGATCGGGCCGACAACGTCGAGCGGATCGGCGGGGCGCTGGAAGCGCGCCTGGTGCAGCTGATCCTCAAGGACGCCAAGTCCGGCGGCGACTTCAAGGAGATCGACCTGCTGCACCGCCAGTTGGAACGCCAGGCAAGGATCCAACGCTTCCAGGGCGGCGGTACCGAGGCCGAGCTCAACCCGAAGCTCGACAACCGCAACGCCGGCCCCAAGAAAAAGGCCGCTCGCAACGAATTCACCGAGGAGCAGATCGAGGCACTTGAAAGCGCCTTCCGCGATCAGTGCTTCGGGTACCAGCTCGACTGGTACCGCGCGAGCCAGCAGCGGACCCGCGCCATCCTCAAGAGCCGGCAGATCGGCGCCACCTTCTACTTCGCCCGCGAGGCCTTCCTGGACGCCCTGATCACCGGACGCAACCAGATCTTCCTGTCGGCCAGCAAGAACCAGGCGCATATCTTCAAAGCGTACATTCAGGCCTTTGCGCGGGAGATCTGCGGTGTCGAGGTGACAGGGGATCCGATCATCTTGGCCAACGGCGCCGAGCTGCATTTCCTGGGTACCAATGCCCGCACCGCCCAGGGCTACCACGGCAATTTCTACTTCGACGAATTCTTCTGGACCTTCCGCTTCGAGGAGCTGAACAAGGTGGCCAGCGGCATGGCCATGCAGAAGCAGTACCGCCGCACCTACTTCTCGACACCGAGCTCCATGGCCCACGAGGCCTACATCTTTTGGACCGGCGAGCGCTTCAACAAGGGCAAACCTGTCGCCCAGCACCTGAAACTGGACGTCTCCCACGACGCCCTGCAGCAGGGCCGGCTATGCGAGGACCGGATCTGGCGGCAGATCGTCACCATCCTGGACGCCGAGGCGCGGGGCTGCGACCTGTTCGACCTGGAGGAGCTCAAGCTCGAATATTCGGCCGAGGCCTTTCAGAACCTGCTGATGTGCCAGTTCGTCGACGACGGCGCCAGCATCTTCCCGCTGGCGATGCTGCAGCCGTGCATGGTGGACAGCTGGGTCGAATGGGCCGAGGACTACAAGCCCTTCGCGGCCCGGCCCCTGGGCGATCGCCCGGTCTGGGTCGGCTATGACCCCGCCGAGACCGGTGACACCGCCGGCCTGGTGGTGGTCGCTCCGCCGGCGGTAGCGGGTGGCAAGTTTCGCGTGCTTGAGCGCCACCAATTCCGCGGCATGGACTTCGCGGCCCAGGCCGAGGCTGTCCGACAGGTGTGCCAGCGCTACTGGGTGAGCTACATCGGCATCGATGTCACCGGTATGGGCAGCGGCGTGGCCCAGCTGGTGCGCCAGTTCTTCCCGGGGCTGACCACCTTCAGCTACTCGCCCGAGGTGAAGACCCGCCTGGTGCTCAAGGCCTACGACGTGATCAAGAACGGCCGGCTCGAATTCGACGCCGGCTGGACCGACGTCGCCCAGTCGCTCATGGCCATTCGCAAGACCACCACCGCCAGCGGCCGGCAGTTCACCTACACGGCCGGACGCAACGACACCACGGGCCACGCGGATCTCGCGTGGGCCCTCTTTCATGCCCTGCACAACGAGCCGCTGGAAGGGCAGACCGCCCGCAATACCGGCGTCATGGAGATCTACTGATGAGCGATTCCACCGCCCTGGTCAGCCCGGCCGTCCACGCGCCTGGCGTAGAGGCCTTTACCTTCGGCGACCCGGCGCCAGTGCTCGACGGCCGCGAGGTCTTCGACTACTTGGAGTGCTGGTTCAACGGCCGCTACTACGACCCGCCGCTTTCCCTCGATGGCCTAGCCAAGGCCACCCGAGCGAGCGTCTATCTGGACTCAGGGCTCAAGTTCAAGCGCAACCTTCTGGCCCGCACCTTCATCCCGCATCCGCTGCTGAGCCGCGCGGCCTTCGAGCAGTTGGCCTTGGACTACCTTTGGTGCGGCAACGCTTACCTAGAGCGTCGCCAGTCACGCCTGGGCACGCCGATCAGCCTGCAGCCGCCGCTGGCTAAGTACATGCGGCGAGGGGAGGAGGGCCGCTTCTTCCAGGTCAGGGGCTGGCAGGACGAGCACGAATTCGCCCCTGGCACCATCTGCCACCTCCGCGAGGCCGACATAAACCAGGAGATCTACGGTATGCCCGAGTGGCTGGCAGCCATGCAGTCGGCGCTCCTCAACGAGTCGGCCACGCTGTTCCGCCGCAAGTATTACAACAACGGCAGCCACGCCGGCTTCATCTTCTATATGACCGATGCGGCGCAGAAGGAGGAGGACATCGACTCCCTGCGCACCGCGCTGCGCTCGGCCAAGGGCCCGGGCAACTTCCGCAACCTTTTCGTCTACGCGCCCAACGGCAAGAAAGACGGCATCCAGCTGATCCCCGTCAGCGAGGTAGCGGCGAAGGACGAATTCAACTCGATCAAGAGCATCACCCGCGACGACATGCTCGCCGGCCTGCGCATTCCGCCGCAGTTGATGGGTATCGTGCCGCAGAACGCCGGTGGGTTCGGATCGATCAAGGAGGCGGCGGAGGTGTACGCCGCCAATGAGCTGGAGCCACTGCAGGCGCGGCTGGCCCAGGTCAATGAGTGGTTGGGGGAGGAGGTGATCCGCTTCCGGCCATACGAACTCACGCAACTCCCTCGGTAGAGGGAGCCCATTTACGTAGTCATGGTTTGCTGAGCAGGTGGTAGGTTTTTCCCTTCCGCAAATATAGATTTCCTACGTCTACACATCACGTGGCAACTAGCCTTCGAAGCTATATTTTTGCCGATGCCTTTTCAGATAGGCTTTCGTTTTATCTGAAAGGGTGCCTAGAGAATCGTCGCTCGACAGGCCAAATACTCGTCTGGCATTTTCATTTAGCTGATCGCTTATCAGGATTTTCCCGCTATCGGAAAATGATATCAGGCCTTTGTCAAAGAGTTTGTCGATATGCGTGGCCAGGAGCAGTCCGTTGTGAACATCTAGTCTTTCCTCGTTGGAGCTGGCCGACCACGGAACGATATGTGACGCAATCAATAAGCCAGGCATATCCAGGCCGGTAAGACAGCATTTGCCATCCCATTGAGCGACCAAGTTATCTCTGAATCGCCCTTGGCCTATGCGGGCTAGAACGATGCTTTCTCGTGTGGTTTCGCCTACCGGCTCAGCGCTCCCGTCATCAACGATCTTGTCGATGAAATGTCCGAGTGTGTTCGTGGCCTCGAGCAGAAATTGACCCGCTTCATTGCTAAGCTTCGACATGTATATCTGGTTGAGACCACCACTTGTATTAAATAGTGGTGGATCGCAGTAATCATTAAATTGATCAATGAACTGATCCGCAATTTCGGCTTTGAGTACAGGTCGGGCATTGAGATCAAACGTCACATCTACCCGGTTACCTTCGTCGTTCCATTCTTTGAACTCTCTATTGGCAGGGCGAGCAGTGATATAAGCATCGCTTGCGGCTACGGCTACCTTCGAAAGGAAGCGGTTGTAAGCGCAAAAAATTACGTCTCCCTTCTTTATCTCGGACACTACCTCCCAATGACGTAAGGTCCTAGTCCTTCCTGATTCAGATTTCGACTGGGTTGGGGCCCAAAGAAAGCTGCCCTGTAGAGCTTCGTTGAATGTCTTTCCGACATTCACCCAAAAGAAGTTCATCTGATAACGGTCCTCGGTTGCCGTGGGCTGTCCAATCCAGCCCTTTCGTTTCACGGTAGCAGTTCATTTGGGCCATGCTCGATTTTTGAGCGGGCACGCCATCACCTGTGATTTTCACTCGCTGCGACGAGCGCCTACGCTGCTAAAGGACTCGTTGCGCGTGGACCAGGGTGAGAGCCGGCCAAGCCCAGCGCGCGCCGTCGTCCCCCCGCCACGCCTGCGGGCTAAATGTCTCCCTTTTTCTGCAGCCCTGCACCTGGGCCCGCCCTGCGCAGCCACTGGCGCTGTATCGGTTTCTGCAGACCTGAAAAACCCTGCGAATCCCTGCACCACCAGCCCATTTCCGCCGACGTGATCCGGCCCAATTCCTATACGGGGTGGTGAGAGGCGTTACTTCCGTTACTTGGAGTGCGACAAGTCATTGGGAGCCCGCGTCGTTGCTGGCTTTGAGACTGATTTCTCGACCGTTACTCAGCCGTTACCACTGCCGTTACTTTTTCTCAAACCATTGATCTAGAGGGGTTTTCAATTTCTCAAAAGTAACAGTGAAAATTGTTACTTAGGAACGGTGAAGTAACGGAAAAGTAACAGCAGCCGGACTGGCTGGAAGCCTTGCAGGACGGGCCTTGGCACGCTGAAAAGCGTCCAGGTAACGGAAGTAACGCCATCCCCTTGCCCGAACATAAATTCGGGATCCAGCCCAATAGACGCGCAAAAGGTCCGTCGCTCGCACAGAGGCTTTCTCACATTCGTAAACGCTCACACACCCGCGCTCAGGCGTTGGCTGACGCAATGAAGAACAGGCCGGATAGGCAGCTGAGAGAGGGAAAAAGGCGGGGAAAGGAGAGGCGTTGCTACAAATTTGCTACGAGCCGAAGTGGGAGGCTCTGGAGATCGCGCCAGACGGGCGTTTCAGCTTCAGTCGGCCCGATCCATCATGGGCGCCACGGAAAAGCGGCGGGACGGCTCAGGGCGCGTGGTTGCTGGGTTTGAGGCGGTTTTGGCAAGCATTCGGAGACTTCGTTTGTAGCATTGTTCTGCCCGGTTTCAGCGTGCTTTTCCTGGCTTGGTGCTGAGTTTAAGCACTCGGAAAAATCGTGCAGCGCTCGGTGGCAGACGGGAAGGATGGCACGGCGAGAAGGCGCCAGGGCGTGAATGTTTATGCCCTGATCCGACTGCGCCGCGAGCGGGAAACAGTCTAGCAAGAATCCCGGGTGCTGCGCGGGCGGCGACGGTCCTGGCTCTTGTAGCGAACAGCTGAAGCGACTAATGCGATGGGAGCCCCAGATTTCTAGCAGCACGACTGCGCGCCGATTGGCGTTGGCTATCGCCTTGCCCAACACGCTTACGCTGCTGATCTATTCCTTGGTGGTTGAGCGAGGTGCCGACGTTGACACCGCCGGCGGGTAGGATGGCGCGTGAGCTATGGACCAAGCTGTCGTATTCAGCGACGGCACCGTCCGGGTTAGGTGCGGCGCTGCAGATCGCCACGACCGCCGTTGGCAGGAATGAGCGCGCTGAATAGGCCGGTGACGACGATGTCCTGGGCGGTCTGGCCGCTGGGGCTGAGGACCAGGACCTGCTCGCCCATGGGGGGCGGATCCCAGTCACGGGTGGTGCCGGCGCGCCCGGCGGTAAAGGGCAGCCAGCCGGTCAGCAGCTCGCCACTCTGAACCCGAATCCGGGCAGGATGCTTGTCTGGGAGACTGCCATGGTCGACCTCGGCAACGGTGCCGAGGCGGATCAGGTTCTTGATGAGGCGGGAGAGGGCGGCGATGTCGGTCATGCCGCGGAGAGTGACTATAATCTTCAGCTGGAGCACTGCCCCATATTTGTACAGGCTCAAGGTACATGTTTGGCTGAGCAGTCGTTAACTTAGATTTGGCTGTTGTTTTGATCTGGAGCGTTATGGAAAAGCGATATCAGGTTTTTGTTAGCTCTACATATGCAGACCTCAAAGATGAGCGAACAAAACTAATCCAGGCTTTGATGGAAATGGACTGCATTCCCGCAGGTATGGAGCTGTTTCCCGCTTTCGATGAGGAGCAATTTGAGTTTATCAAAAGGATTATAGATGATTGTGATTATTATGTCTTGATGATTGGAGGTAGATACGGGAGTACAACTCCTGAAGGCTTAAGTTTTACGGAAAAAGAATATGATTATGCTGTTGAAAAAGGGATCAAGGTGATTGCCCTTATTCATGAGTCTCCCGAAAGCATAGCCTCGGGGAAGACTGAGCAAGATCCAGTATTGCAAGGCCGGCTAAAAGAGTTTAGAGAGAAGGTAAAAAAAGGAAGATTAGTTAAGTTTTGGAGCGCTGCTGATCAGCTTCCGGGTATATTAGTTCTAAGCCTAATGAAAACTATAAAGACCTATCCTGCCTTAGGTTGGGTGCGCGGCGGGATAAGCACCTCAAAGGAATTGCTTGAAGAGATTAATGAGCTTCGTAAAGAGAATGAAATTTTGAAAAACAGGGTTTTGTCTGTGTCGAATAGTACCATTCCGACTATTTCTGATCTGGCGACACTCGAGCATATATATATAGTGAGGGTTACCTTTAGAACTAGCATGGGAGCCCCAAGGCTTGATTTTTCCCTTGATCTTCCGTTTTCCAAGTACTTTTCCTTAATAGCGCCTCATTTGATGGAGCATCCGACAGACTCAACGGTCAAGTCTACGCTGTCTCGGAGACTGGTTTCTGTTTATAATGCAAAGGCTAACGTCCATACCGCGTCTATTAATGATGAGGATTATCAAACGCTGAAGTTGCAATTCAAGGCGTTTGATTTGGTGGATTTGAATTATACTACGTCAGGGTCTGGTGATAAAACGCTAGTTTGGACTCTAACTGATAAAGGTCTCTCTACATTGATGTCATTAAAGGTTGTTCGGAACGCCTTGGCTGACGATCAAGTCATTGAATAAATCATTGAGAGAGAATAAGTCCCTCCTACTTAGTCCAAGTATCTCTCGCTTCGCATATCGTATGACCGGCAAGTTTCTTTCTGCTTGGTCCGGTAAGCCGTACTGGTGGACGCGGGCGATACGGGAGACGCGCCCGGCGAAGCCGATCACCGCTTGCTGCGGCGAACCCTTGGCCTTGAGGTAGCGGCCCATCTTGAGCTTTTCGAACATGCGCCGCTTGATCCGTCTCTTCTTGTCGCGCAGATCCCGCGGTTTGCGCGCCTCGAACGGTGAGCCATCCGGGTTCACCTGGGTGCGGATCCGCTGGTGCTGACTGCGGCGCAGCTGCAGGGCGGGCTTGCGAGCTAATTGTGCCTGGCCGCGACAATTAAGCTTCTGCAATAGCGTCGATAGCCAGGTTTCCAGCGCCTTGAGGTCAGCCACGGCTGACGCCAGTATTCGACGACGGCGCCGTCCGGCGCGATCGCCGTTGGCTGGGATAAGGGCGCTGAAAGGGCCGCAAATCACGACGCCCTGGGCGATCTGGCCGCTGGGTCTGAGGACCAGGGGCTGCTCGCCCACGGTGGGCGGATCCCAGTTGCGGGTGGTGCCAGTACGCAGAGCGCTCCAGGGCAGCCAGCCGGTTAGCAGGTCGCCGCTCTGAACCCGAGCGTGGGTAGGACGCTTGTCTCGGAGACTGCAATGGTCAACCTCGGCAACGATGCCGAGGCGGATCAGGTCCTCGATGAGGCGGGAAAGGGCTGCGATGTTTGTCATGCCGCGCAGGATGGCTTTCGTGCAACGGAGATGCAGCTAAAAGAAGGTGTGGCTGCATATGTTACAGATAGGTTGTAAAAAGCATCATTATGTTAATGATCTTAACAGAAGCTGTGCTCCTACTTCAGAAGTCAGCCTCTATGTATCGACCTAATACTTTGTCAAGGAGCGTTTGGATAGCCTTGAGAGGAAGTTTCTCTATGCTTATGTCATTGCCATGAATCAATCGATCTCTGATGTCCTTAATGCGGTCGAACTCAATGCGATCGTTTACCGAGAGATTTAGCAAAGATGCTAGGATGGCGAACTTGTCATTTGCTTTTAATCTGTTATCGCTTAGCGTTTTTAGTCTGCCTATAAAGTATTCGACATGACTGTCATCGGATCTTAATTTCTGCTCATATAATTTTTTTTCTAGTTTCTTGGAGTTCTTGTTTATAAGTATTTCCAGGCTGTTCCACGCGGCTATGAATGCCATCAGCTGATCGGCATCTTTGTCGAAAGATTTTGATAGTAGCCTTGCTGTATTGGCGAGCTCTTGATGGGTTGTAAGTTTTTGTGCAAACCTCGTTATGTCTTTAATGTGCTCGTCTGTAAACGGAATTAAGGTGAATCCTCCTAATGTAAAATCAAATGGAAAAACGTGCAGCGGTCTACCTTCCCTATAAATTACGGTTGTTTGATACACCAGCTTATGTCCCTGGTATCTCGGAATTGCTAGCGATATAGATGACAGCAATCCATCAATGAATGGCTTATGTCTTCTCTCAATCTCTTTGTAGGGGATGGAAGTGTCTAGGGTGAGGTCAAAGTCCTCAAAAGACGCCATTCGCATGGCTGCTTCAATGGATATTTCGCCGTCGAACTCAAATGATACGCAACATACCCCTTTTTTGCTGTCTTTGTCTTTTTTTATTTGGATGTCATTTTTTATTAGTTGATCTTTAGATATGGGCCCCTTGTCTATGTATGGGCCGTAAAAAAGAACGTCTCGGATCGCCTCGCTCCAATAAACGTAGTCTGGGACTTGATCTAGTGTGGCATGTAGATATGATTTGGTATTTTGATTGGTTAGTATGGGGGCTACATTTGAAGAAAAAGGCAGCGCGCCGCCAATAATGTCATAACAAAAAAAATGCTTGTATGGGAACGTTATCTGGGTTTCTGGCTTGCTACTCATCATTTGAAAAGTTCCATAATCTCTAATCGCAAAAACAGTAAGTCGCTGTCGGTAAGACCAAGCAGCTTGCGCGCAGCGTACCTCACCTGCGGCGCGCCGCGTTCAGCCCGGTCGGCCAAACCGTATTGATGGATGCGTGCGATTCTTGAAACTCGGCCAGCGAAGCCGATCACGGCCTCCTGCGGCGTACCCTTAGCCTTGAGATACTGAGCCATCCTAAGCTTCTCGAACATCCGCCCCTTGATCCGGACCTTCTTGCCACGCAAATACCGCGGTTTGCGTGGTGCATAGGGCGAACCGTCCGGGTTCACCTGGGCGCGGATCCGCTGCTGCTGGCTGCGGCGCAGCTGCTGCGCAGCCTTGCGGGCCAGTTGGGCCCGGCCGCGGCCGTCCAGCTTTTGCAGCAGCGGCGAGAGCCAGGTCTCCAGCGCCTCAAGGTCAGCCACGGCTGCGGCCTGGCTGCGGTGTTTCCAGAGCCAGGGCATCGCCGGCGGATCCGGATTGCCATTCGGCCAGGAGCTCGTCACCGGCGAAGACCTGCCACTTGGGCGGCTCCTGGTACTCGGTGTACTGCAGCTCCGGCGCGTGACTGAGCTGGTAAGTGCCATCGGGCTGATGCTTGACGACCACGCGCTCGGTGAGCGGCAGGGTGATGGCCAGATCTACCTTGGAGTTGTCCAGGATGTCGGCCTCGAAGCCGATGCCCTGGGCGGACTTGTCCAGGTTGACCAGGAGCTCGGACTGGTTCGTCCGGACCCAGGCCAGCAGCGGTAGCATCACGGCATCCGGGTGGCCGGTTTGAGCAACTGGCCCTGGACTACCTTTGGTGCGGCAACGCCTACCTGGAGCGCCGCCAATCGCGCCTGGGCACGCCGATCAGCCTGCAGCCGCCGCTGGCCAAGTATATGCGGCGAGGGGAGGAGGGCCGCTTCTTCCAGGTCAGGGGCTGGCAGGACGAACATGAGTTCGCCCCGGGTACCATCTGCCACCTCCGCGAGGCCGATATCAATCAGGAGATCTACGGCATGCCCGAGTGGCTCGCCGCCATGCAGTCGGCGCTCCTCAACGAGTCGGCCACGCTGTTCCGCCGCAAGTACTACAACAACGGCAGCCACGCCGGCTTCATCTTCTACATGACCGATGCCGCGCAGAAGGAAGAGGACATCGAATCCCTGCGCACCGCGCTGCGCTCGGCCAAGGGCCCGGGCAACTTCCGCAACCTCTTCGTCTACGCGCCCAACGGCAAAAAGGATGGTATCCAGCTAATCCCGGTCAGCGAGGTGGCGGCGAAGGACGAATTCAACTCGATCAAGAGCATCACCCGCGACGACATGCTCGCGGGCCTGCGGATCCCGCCGCAACTGATGGGGATCGTGCCCCAGAACGCAGGTGGTTTCGGCTCGATCAGGGACGCCGCCCAGGTGTATGCCGCCAACGAACTGGAGCCGCTGCAAGCGCGGTTAGTTCAAGTAAACGAATGGATAGGTCAGGAGGTAATTCGGTTCTGTAAGTACGAGATTTTGCCGTGATCGCATCAATCAAACTCGGAATATATAACGAGCTCTTCTCGGCTTTTCGCGAAAATTTTTTCATGTGAATCTTTTGCAATTTTGCGATTTAATTCGCCTGCCCAGCCTTCATCTACTGAAACTTCGATAGCAGCGTTGTTCTTGGATATAAGTATGGCAACTTTTGGAGATATTGGATAATAAAACTCTATATCTTTAGGTAGGTCGTTGTCATCCTTTTCCTCAGAAAGATTTATGACAGGCTGGTCGCCAGTTATAAAAGGAGTGGTCGAATTATTGATAAGAAATGCCGGTTTGTATATGGCTCTGTCGCGATAAAGTGAAGCTCCGATGTTTGTTGAGAAGATTGCTCTTAGCGCTCCCAGCGCTCTGTCTGCAAAACCAGGAATGGTACTTATATGGAACTGGGTAAGGCGGACTTTCATGTTTTTTGTCCTTAGATATTGCGTGGCTAGAAAAAATACGAAGTCACTGTAGTATTCTTTCGATGAGAAGATTTTTTTGTCTAGTGCAAGTAATCGTTCTATTATTGGGTCGGCTGTTTCCTCGATTTGAGAATGCAGGCTTTCCTCGATGCAGGTAATCAAATGATCGATTGTTGGCTGGTATATTTCTTCTTTCAATCCGAGATCATTGAATAGCTGGCGAGCTTTGAACGGTCGCTGGAATGCCTCTAGCCATCTAAGGTTGATTTCTTTTTGCTCTTTGGGTATGTATGAGGCAAGTATTAGAGCTTCAAGATTTTTTACATCGTCAGTTGTAAGTTCTTTAAGCTTGTAAAAGTCTCGCTCTTGTCCGATATTCATTAAAGCCGCAGGGAATATGGAGCCATGTCTACGGCACCATATTTTTCCTCCGCTCGTCCATGCTTTAAGATAGCGGCGCCAAACATAATGATGTCGCCTGGGTGTAAGGTTGGTCAT